ATCGGTTAATACTGTTCTACCAAGAATGGGCTTTGAAGTCACAGGATACACTTATGATTCTAGTAGAAAATCCATAACGACCTTAAAAAGTTTTGCAACATCAACATCAAAAACAAGTGTAAAAACTCAGAATGTTGGCGTGCCTTATGATATGGATTTTACACTAAGCATTTATGCAAGAAACATAGAAGACGGCACACAAATAGTAGAACAGATACTTCCATATTTTACGCCAGATTTTACAATCACAATTAATTTTATTGATGGTTTTCCAGAAACCACAAAAGACGTTCCATTTATACTCAACAGCGTAGACAATACAATTGAATACGAAGGCGATTTCACAACGACACGTTTGATAATTTGGAATTTAAATTTTACAGCAAAAACATATTTCTTTGGTCCAGTATCAGAAGGTAAAATTATTATGGGACAAGCTCACGCAAATGGTGACCCAATACTAGACGGCACTGGTGTTGCTATGGGCGGTGTTAAGATAGGGTTATATAACGAATTGTTTAAGCGCCAATTACAAGAACTTACAATGAAGAGCACTGGAGGTTCTGGCAACTTTAAACAAAATGAAACAGTTCGTGTTGCAAATAATAATGTTTTTGGCAAAGTTTATAGCTGGTCAGCGGATACATACACGCTCACCACTAAAGATTGGAATGGTGTTGTTGTTGCAAACGATGTTATAACAGGTGATGAAACTAATGCAAGCTGGACAGTCGATAACATTGGTTCTACTTACATCAAAATTGCTACAATTAAGACAGTACAAGACCCATTGACTGCTGGAGCGAATGATGATTTTGGCTTTACAACTACGATTACAGAATTTCCTAATGCGTGATTATTATGAAAAAAGTCAACGAAAAATTGTCAGAATTATTTGATATCGAACCTATTGACACTTCTGTAGAAAAACAAGAAGTTATTCCTATCAATGTGTCTGAAGAAGATGACTATTCTTTTGCAAGAAAAAATCTTCGCGAGTTAATCGTAAAAGGTTCTACAGCAATCGATGAGATTCTTTTTGTCGCAAAAGAATCAGAACATCCCAGAGCATTCGAAGTCGCATCAAACTTTTTAAAAAATCTTTCAGAATTAAATAAAGATCTTCTTCAACTTTCAAAGACAAAAAAAGAAATTGAAGGAAGAGATGCTAGACTAAAAGGTGGAGATATTAACGTCGAAAAGGCAGTTTTTGTCGGTTCAACAAACGAACTTTCCAAATTATTAAAGAAACAGAAAGAGGAAGAAAATGGATGAATTAATTGAAGAACTTAAAACTGCCTTAGCAACGTCCTTTGCATTTTATTTAAAGGCTCAATATTTTCATTGGAATGTTATAGGAAAAGATTTTGTGCAGTTACACGATTTCTTTGGTAAGCTGTATGAAGAAGTCTTAGATTCTATAGACACAATGGCTGAACACATTAGAGCATTGGATGCTTATGCACCTGGTGGATTAACTAGAATGAAAGATTTATCATTAATCAGTGACACTGATATTATACCTAAAGATGAAGATATGGTCAATGTACTATTCAATAATAATCAGATATTGCTCGATCAATTGAACAAAGTATTCCAATTAGCCGATTCTGAGAATGAACAGGGGTTAGCTGACTTTATTTCTCAAAGACTCGCTTCACATAAGAAGCATGCATGGATGTTAAGAAGCATACTTAGCAAATGACTTTAGATGGTTACAATGGCAACCCGAACCTGAAACGCGCAGGCGTTTCAATTCAGTTTACCGAAGATCAAGTAAAAGAATTTGCGCTTTGTGCTCTAGACCCAGTTTACTTCATTGAAAATTATGTAAAAATTGTAAACGTAGATGAGGGTCTTATTCCTTTTGCAATGCGACCATATCAGCAAAATATGGTCAGAACATTTCATGAAAATCGCTTCACCATTGCAAAAATGCCTCGTCAGGTAGGTAAAACTTCCACAACAGTCGGCTACATGTTATGGTGCGTTCTTTTCAATGATAATTATAACATCGCGATTCTTGCAAACAAAGGCGCACTTGCTCGCGAAATTCTATCACGCATTCAATTAGCATATGAATATCTTCCTAATTGGTTGCAGCAAGGAATTATAATTTGGAATCGAGGTAATATTGAATTAGAGAATGGATCAAAAATTCTCGCAGGTTCAACTTCTTCAAGTGCTGTTCGTGGTAGCTCATACAATCTAATCTTTCTTGACGAATTTGCATTCGTTCCGACAAACATGGCTTACTCATTTTTCATGTCAACATATCCTACCATTTCTTCTGGTAGTACAACAAAAGTTATTATTGTTTCTACGCCCAATGGCTTGAATCTTTTCTACAAGATGTGGATGGATGCAATCGATAAAAGATCTCTCTACAAGCCACTCGAAATACATTGGTCAGATGTACCAGGAAGAGATGAAAAATGGCGTGAAGAAACTATTCGTAATACAAGTGAAGAACAGTTTGCCCAAGAGTTTGAATGCGAATTTTTAGGCAGTGCAGCAACTCTGATTAGTGGTCCAAAACTCAGACAGCTTTCGTTCATAAATCCGATATACCATGATGATAATTTGGACATTTATGAGTATCCCAATAAAGGCAAAAAAGATGATGCTGGAAACTGGACAGAAATGCCTCACATTTATTGTCTGACGGTAGACACATCCCGAGGTCTTGGTGGAGACTATTCAGCATTTAGTGTAATAGACGTATCACAAATACCTTATCGACAAGTTGCCAAATATAGAAGTAATGATATAGCGCCTATTCTTTTTCCAAACATAATTTACGATGTTGGAACAAAATATAATGATGCTTACGTTTTAGTAGAAATTAACGATATTGGTCAACAGGTTGTTGATCTTTTACACAAGGATCTTGAATACGACAATATTTTTAAAATAGAAAGCAGTCAGAAAAAAGGTCAGAATATTTCCGCTGGGCACAAAAAAAGTATACAGTTTGGTTTAAGAACGACAACCAAAACGAAAAGAATCGGATGTGCTAATTTAAAAACACTGGTCGAGTCGGATAAACTAATTGTCAATGATTTCGACACAGTTAATGAACTTAGCACTTTTGTTCGCAAAAAGGACAGCTATGAAGCAGAAGAGGGAAATAATGATGATTTAGCCATGACTTTGGTGCTTTTTGGTTGGATGATTTCTCAAGGTTATTTTAAAGACTCTACGAATACTGATTTGAGAAAATCATTTATGCAAGAACAGCTAGAAATGATAGAGCAAGATTTAACGCCTTTTGGATTTATAGAAGATGGTATACGGGCTGAGAGAAAAGTTGAAAGCGGAGATATTTGGTTAGAATCGCCAGTAAAGTATCTTCCATCTAATTTGTGATTTTTATAAATAAAAGTAAATGTAATTTTTTTACTATTAGATTTATTAAAAGGAGACATATATGGCTTTTTCACTATCTCCTGGAGTTACCGTATCAGAGGTTGATTTAACTACAACAGTCCCATCGGTAGCCACCAGCATTGGTGCTTATGCAGGAAATTTTAGATGGGGACCCGTTGAAGAAATCGTAACTATTAATAATGAAGCTCAATTGGTTGATAGATTTGGTTCTCCAGACTCAAATACTGCGATTCCTTTCTTTTCTGTAGCTAATTTCTTAGCTTATTCGAACAATATTCGTGTTGTAAGAGCCGCTGGAGCAACTGGTGCTCAAAGAAATGCTGGTAATTCAACTACCATTTTGATTAAAAATGAAGTTAATTATGCCAATGCTTGGGTAGCCGGAGGTTCAGCAGCAGCAAATACTACAGGTCCCCTTGTAGCTAAATATCCCGGTTCTCTTGGAAATTCATTAACATATTCTATATGCGATGCAAACAATACCGTGTATTCAGCTTGGGCATATACTTCTCAATTCTCGGCTGCTCCAGAAACATCAGCTTTTGTTAGTTCTAGAGGAGGTTCTCGCGATGAAATCCATGTTATTGTGGTTGATCGTTTAGGTCGTTTTAGTGGAACTCCAAATACCATTCTTGAAAAGTTTGAATTTCTCTCCAGAGCTACAGATGCCAAGAAAGAAACTGGTGCTTCTAATTATTGGAAAGACGTTATTAATCAATCTTCAAAATATTTGAGATGGGTTTCAGAACCAAGACAAGCACAATTGTCTGGCGCTGGCGCATCAAGCATGTATAGTGGAAATTCTACAACAGCTTTTGCCAATAGCACAGCGAGTTTAACAATCAATATGGCTGGTGGTGTTGATGAGGCTTCAGCAACCGCTAATGTTGTCACAGCTTATGGATTTTTTTCTAATCCCGATGAAGTTGATATTGGACTAGTAATAACTGGTGATCACGGTATTTCTTCAGTCGTTAATAATCTTATTTCATCATTAGGTGAAGGAAGAAAAGATTGCATAGTCTTTGTCTCTCCACAACAGACCGATGTTGTTGACAAATATGGTTCAGAAGTGACAAATATTCTCACTTCAAGAGCTTCTGTAACAGCTTCGTCTTATGCATTTATGGATAGCGGATGGAAGTATCAATACGACAAATACAATGACGTTTATCGTTGGATACCACTAAATGCTGACATAGCTGGAATCTGTGCAAAAACCGATGCTGACAAAGATCCTTGGTTCTCACCTGGTGGATTAAATAGGGGGTTTGTCAAAAATCTCGTTAGATTGGCTTATAATCCTAAAAAGGCTGATAGAGATCTGCTCTACATTGATCAAGTAAATCCAGTCGTAACTTTTACTGGAACCGGAACTGTTCTCTTTGGTGATAAGACTCTATTAAGCAGACCAAGCGCATTTGACAGAATTAATGTAAGAAGGTTGTTTATTATTCTTGAAAAGGCTATTGCAAATGCATCAAGATATTCTCTATTTGAATTCAATGACGCATTTACACGTTCACAATTCGTGAACCTAGTAGAGCCTTATCTTCGTGATATTCAAGGTCGTAGAGGTATTACGGACTTTAGAGTTGTTTGTGATGAAACAAACAATACATCAGAAATTATCGATAGGAATGAATTTGTGGGAGATATATATGTTAAGCCAGCAAGAAGTATCAATTTTATTCAATTGAACTTTATTGCGACAAGAACTGGCGTTTCTTTTGAAGAAGTTGTTGGCAGATTCTAATTCAAATCGATAATAAGGAGATAACAAATGGCTTTTAATATAAATGAATTTCGTTCCCAAATGGTTGGTGACGGAGCGAGACCGAATTTATTTGAAGTTTCTCTGCCTTTTCCAGCTTTTTCAGCACCAGGAAATGCACAAAGAAAACTTACATTTATGTGCAGATCATCTTCGCTTCCGGGTACAACTGTAAATCCTGTTGTAGTTCCTTACTTTGGTAGAGAACTCAAGTTTGCGGGAAATAGAACTTTTGCTGATTGGACTGTAACTATAATTAATGATGAAGATTTTATTATTCGCAATGCATTCGAACGATGGATGAATGGGATTAATTCACATAATTTAAACATCAGAAATCCTATTGCGTTACAACCAGGGACTTACACAGTTGATGGTGAGATAATACAATATGGAAAAGCAGGTGCAACTCTTAAGAAATACAGACTTGTGGGTGCGTTTCCAACTGATGTTTCTCCAATCGATGTTGATTGGGGCTCAAATGATACAATTGAAGAGTATACCGTTACATTAGCGTATCAGTGGTGGGATGCTCTTCCCACTGGCGTGATTTAAACTTTAGAAAGAATATATTATGGCAGGTATTAAATTATTTGGTTTTACTATTGGGAAAAAGGAGGTTACTCAGGTTGCAAAGCCTGAGCAACCTACCTTTACACTTCCTCAACAAGCAATTGATGATGGTGCAGTTACCGTCACGCAAGGTGCGTATTATGGCACCTATGTTGATTTAGAAGGTTCGGTTCGTAATGAACTTGAACTTATCACACGCTATCGTGAAATGGCGATTCATCCTGAATGTGAAGCAGCAGTCGAAGAAATTGTAAATGAGTCCATTACAAGAAACAAAGAAGGAAAAATTGTTAATCTTGTAATGGATGATTTAAAACAACCAGATTCTATCAAGAAAAAAATTCAAGAAGAATTTGATAACGTTCTGAGAATGTTGAATTTTTCAAATCTCGCAGAAGATCTTTTTAAAAGATGGTATATTGATGGAAGAATGTATTATCACATTGTCGTTAATGAAGAGAAACCTAAACAAGGTATCAAAGAATTACGTTTTATAGATCCAAGAAAAATAAGAAAAGTTCGTGAGATCTATAAACAAAGAGATCCAAAAACAAACGCTGAAATCATCAAAGCGATGAATGAGTATTTTGTCTATAATGATAGAGGCATTAATACTCAAACATATACAGCGGGGACAAATCAAGGAGTCAGAATAGCTCCCGATGCTATAATATATGTCACATCTGGTTTAATGGATGCAAAAAATGTGATGGTAATTTCTTATCTTCACAAGGCTATTAAAGCTCTAAACCAGCTTAGAATGATTGAAGACGCTATCGTGATTTATCGTCTTTCACGCGCACCAGAAAGAAGAATTTTTTATATCGATGTTGGTAATCTTCCAAAAGGAAAAGCAGAACAATATCTTTATGATATAATGGTTAAGTATCGTAACAAACTCGTTTATGATGCAAACACTGGTGAGATTCGTGATGAAAGAAAGCATTTATCAATGCTTGAAGATTTTTGGTTACCAAGAAGAGAAGGTGGAAGAGGAACAGAAATCACCACACTTCCTGGTGGGCAAAATCTGGGTGAAATAGAAGACATTAAATATTTTCAAAAGAAGTTATTTCAGTCACTTTCTGTACCAATATCAAGGCTTGATGTTCAGCCTGGTGGTTTAGTTGGTCTAGGAAGAACTACAGAAGTTACTCGTGATGAATTAAAGTTTTCAAGATTTGTAAATAAACTTCGCGCAAGATTTACACAAATATTTGATCATGCACTTCGTGTACAACTTTCATTAAAAGGAATTTGTACGATAGAAGAATGGGATGAATTTAAAGAATTCGTTCATTATAATTTTGTTGAAGACAATAATTTTGCTGAATTGAAAGAAGCAGAATTAATAAGAGAAAGAATTAATACCGTTGCAATGGTTGAACCATTTATCGGTAAATATTTTTCGCAAGAGTGGGTCAAGAAAAAGATTCTTTATATGACTGATGAAGAAATTGAAGAAATGCAAGAACAAATAGAAGAAGAAAACGCAAACATTCAAGCTCAAGGAATTGATCCTGCTACAGGGCAACCTATGCAACAACCCATGATGCCACAGGATCAAATGCAACAGCCTCAAGATATGACACGTTCTGATGATCAAGTACAATCGCCCACCCCAGATCTTGATGCGGACGTTTTAAACTTTTCAAAGAACATAAATAAAAAATAAATTGGAGTAATTCAATGAACGATATAAAAGATTTTATTTCAAATATTCTTTCTGGAAATAATGTTGAAGCAAAAGAAAATTTTGCTGATTTAATTTCATCCAGAGCAATGGACGCTCTTGCAGAAAGAAAACAAGAAATTGCACAATCACTTTTTCAAACAGAAGAAAGAGTTGATGAAGATGTTGAATCAATCGAAGAAGGTCCTGTTGGTGCAGCTTTGGGTGGAATAGCAGGAACAATGCTTGGTGGACCAGTGGGTGGAGCTATTGGCGCTGCACTTGGGCATAAAGCAGGTAATGTTACTAGCTCCGCAGCAAAAAAGACTGGGCAAGCAGTTGGTGGTGCAGCACGAGCCACAGGTCAAGCAGTGAAAAAAGTGGGCGCAGTTGGTGCAGGAGCACTTGCTGGTGGCGCTTTGGGTGGACCAGTTGGCGCAGCTTTGGGTGGATATGCTGGTCATAGATTGACAAAAAAGTAAATCCAAAATGAAATCTTTCAAATCTTTTGAAATAAATGAAGAAGTCAGCTTAGAAAAGTTTGACACTCTAGTTCGCGCTGGGCTTGCTAATAAGGCTCAGTTGCAACGTTTACACACTATTCTACAAAAAATGCACGAGAAAGATGATGTTGTACTTTCTCGTGCAGATAGAATGATTGTGACAAATTTATTCAATAAGATGTTAGAGTTAATTACATCAGATAAAACAATCTTTCAAAAGGCAAGACAAACAGTAAAAGAAGAGCAAGATTTTATAGAAGAGTCTTCTCATGAAACTGATAAACTTCCTTCTATACTCATTCTAAAAAGAAAAGCGATTCGTTTATTTCCAAACAATGTAAAAGTCGCCATTTATCATAGTGACAAATTGAATCGTTCTTTTGCTCTTCCAATGTCTGATTTAAGTATGTCGTCTGTCACAGAAGAAACTGAAGCTGCTGGTCCAATGGAAGGTGGAGTGATTAAAACACTCAGACAGATCATAAAAGGAAAATCAGCTAATGTCGTTCAATTTAAAGATGGTAAAAAAATGAAGGTCGACATGTATTCGGCGAAAGCTATACTTATGGTATATGA